GGAATTTACATTTACCTTCCCCTATGGGGGGACACTCCATACAATCAACGCCTACTGCGGAGAAAGTGATGTGACGATGTACAGCTACTCCTCCGGGGACGAGGTCTACACAGACGTTTCGATGAACGTCATCGAGATGTGAGAGGTGAGATATGACAAGCAAAATTCTCCGTTCCGGTGGAACGGAAATCACCGGAATAAAGTCCGTCATCTACACGGAAAAGGTAAATGCCGGTACAAACCTTCGCCCCGGATGCGTCGCAAGCGCATATATCGACGTAGAGGTATTTGGAAGTCAGTCTGCCGCCCCCGGCGCTGACGAAGCGCTGACGTATTATCAGGTGGACGAGGGCGGGACGGAAACCCTCATCGGTATCTTTTATGCGGAACCTTCCGTCCCGTCCAGAAACACCTACAAATTCACCGCATATGACGCTGTGTCGAAACTGGACAAACCATACTCAGAAAGGCTGAACGCAATCCAGTCGGATTTTCCGATGAGCATCTACGACCTTGTATCGGATGCCTGTTCTGTCGCTGGCGTGACTCTGGGTTCCTCTTCGTGGCCCATGTCCACCATGAGCGTTGAAGCGTTTTACGCAGATGGATTGACTTGTAGGAACATCCTTCAATACGCCGCAGAGATCGCAGGTCGGTTCGTTCGGTGCAATACGTCTGGTGAGGTTATCTTCGACTGGTACACTACAGCATCGACTGGAATCACGCCAGGAACCACAACGGGTAATGTACCGTACAAACAGGACGGGTTGACCTACGACAATTTTACCGTTGCGTCGTGTGATTCTGTCGCTATCATTCCGAGCGGAACCGAGGGAGCTGCCTACATCTATCCGTCTTCTCCGAGCGGAACGAATCAGCTTATCATCTCCGGGAACCTTCTCCTCACGAATGCTACGGCGGCGACCTACACGGCGGCGGCACAGAACGTTTACAACGTCATGTCAGCGCTCCCTGCCTATCGCCACGCTGTAGTCCAGTTTTTCAACTTCCTAAATCCCTTCCGGGCGGGACAGTTTGTTTCCATCACAGACGCACAGGGCGTTTCCTTTACCGCTCCCATCTTTGAGATGCGGGTACAGGCAAGCGGTGCTGAGATCAAATCCAGCGGCAAGCAAAGCTATGAGGACACCGACCAGACCACCGTTGCGAAGACCCTTGCGAACCTTGCGAACAACATCGTACAGATTGACAAACTCAAGGTGAATTGGGCAGACATTGATACTGCGGTGATTAACACGCTTGAAACAAACGACATCACCGCCAAGAACCTGACCGTCATTGATGATGATGGGAACGTTGTTGCAACGTACAGCGGGAACGCAGTCATCGGCAAGAATGACGAAACACATATGGAGATAGATTTCAATTCACTTAAGCTGATTGACAAAGATGGAAATACGTATTTTCATGTTAGCGATTTAAGAGATAATACCGGTTACATGAATGTTGTTGACTATTTTACAGCAAGTGGTACAACAAAGTATTTTACTTTCAATTATACATGCTCAAGTGTAGATTCTGTCACTATAAACGATACAGTCGTTTCGCCTTCTGATTACACATACAATAGTGTTCAAATAGTTTTTAATACCGAGCCCGCGAGTGGTGCTTCAATAGCGGTTTTTTATAAGACCGATTCACAAATGGCCAAGGCATTTACGATTGGAACAAGAGGGAATGGGAGAATTGGACCATATAGTTATGTGGAAGGTCTTAGGGCGATAGCGAGCGGAGCTGTTTCTCATGCCGAAGGAAGGGATACAATAACAAGTGGAGTTGTTTCTCACGCCGAAGGGGATGAGTCGGAGGCTAGTGGTTTTTGTTCTCATGCAGAAGGGTTTGCTACAACGGCAAGCGGAGCTATTTCTCATGCTGAAGGAACTGGAACAATAGCAAGCGGGCGTAATTCTCATGCTGAAGGAACTGGAACAATAGCAAGTGGGAGTAATCAGCATGCCGCTGGACGTAATAATATTGAAGACTATACGAGCACGTACGTAGAAATTATTGGTAATGGTGCATCTAAAAATGCTCGTTCCAACGCCCGAACCCTCGATTGGAACGGCAATGAATGGCTGGCTGGTGGTCTGACCATCAACGGGTCAACGGATGTCGGAGCGGAGCTGACTGCGATAAACAGTAAGATAACATGGAAAATCGCGGGTACTGCGGCCCTCTCGAACACGTCAAGTGTTGGCGGCTCGGTTCCTTACGTTGCAGGAGCGACCGAATACATCGTGGCGATTCAAGACGATGCTGATGGTGGCCTTATAGTCAATATCCATTTTCCCGCCATTCAAATCCCGTCAAGCGGGTCAATGTACATTCGTAGCGGCTACGCCTACAACAGTAGCTATATGTTCATGTTTATGGCTAGACTTGACCAATCTAGAATCCGTGGAATTGTCACCAAAAACGGAACTAGCCTGACACAGAATGACGGGACAATCACCGTTTATTATCGTTGATTGAGGAGGACAAACAAATGAAAGACATGATTATTGCGGCCCTTAAACGGGCGGGCTGGACGGCGGCTGAGACCGCCCTTGCCATGATTCCCGTAGGCGTGGGGATTGAGCAAGTCAACTGGATTCACGTTCTTTCCGTGGTGGCGGTGGCCTCCATCCTGAGCTTGCTCAAGTCGGTGGTGGCTGGTATGCCGGAGGTAGAGAAATGACAGCGGCGGAAGTGCTTGCCCCGGTTGAACGGCTGGCAGGAAACCGTGAGACAAACGGTGGCAACAATACCCTCGTCAACACCCACTACGGCGCACCCGGACAGGCATACTGCGGTTATACTGTCCGCTACGGCTTTGAGATGAGCGGCAACTCTGCGGCGATTGCTAGCTGTCCTAGCGTCATTTGGGTTCCGTCCTTCCGGGCGTGGGCATCCGAGCATTGGGAGCGGGTGGATAACGCCAAAGCGCAGAAGGGTGACGTATTCTTTTACAAGACTCAGCATACCGGGTACATTTTCGCTCCGTATGATGGACGCACCGTCATCACGCTTGAGGGCAACGCTGATGTGTACGCCACCGCAGACGAGGCCAGAGCATCCACCACCGGGAGCGGCGGTTTTGAAGGAATCGGATATAAGAAAAGATATCTCTCCGATGACTTCCGCATCTACAGACCGCCCTACACCACACAGAGCGACTCCATAAGCGTTCGCAAGGTTGGCGTGGATGTGTCCGAGTGGAACAAGGAGATTGACTGGAAAGCAGCGAAGGCTGGCGGAATTGAATTTGCCATCATCCGCATCGGATATGGCGACACATACCGCGAGGGCGTTTTCCATATTGATCCATATGCTGACAAGAATATCTCCGGGACAAAAGCGGCAGGAATCCCCGTTGGGTACTACTTTTTCAGCTATGCAGGAACAGCGGAAGAGGCCGTGCGCGAGGCAGACTTTTTCATTGACTATGTTGAGAAGCACGGGACAAAGCCTACTTATCCTCTTGCGTTTGATTACGAATACCACAGCGAGGAGAAATCGCCCCCGCAGGAAAGCCGTGTCACCATCGCCCGGGCGTTCATGAACCGGGTGAAAGAGCGCGGATATCCCGTCCTTAACTATTCCAACTATGATTATCTAAATTATAGGGGATTCGGTGAACTGGTCGGAGAGTTTGGCCTGTGGTATGCCCGATGGGGCGTTTCCGCTCCCGGGCGCGACTGCGATATCTGGCAATATACATCCACTGGCAGACCGGACGGATTCACGGGGAATGTGGACATGAACATCTGCTTCAAGAACTATTCTGGCGATACGCCGGAACCGAAACCGGAACCTACACCGAAGGAGGACACTTGTATGGTCGAGTGCAAAGTAATCAAAAATGGGTCTAAGGGAGATGCCGTCAAGTCTTGGCAGATTCTCCTTAACGCATGGGGATATTCCTGCGGCACTCCCGATGGTATTTTCGGCGGGAAAACCACCGAGGCAACCAAGAAATTCCAGGGCGACTACGGACTGACTCAGGACGGTATCGTCGGATCTAAAACGTGGGGGATGATGCTGGCATGACAGAATCAATCGCTACAATCATCTGCTCCTGCATTGCCGCTGCGTCTGCAATCGCCGTGGCGGTCATTGAAAAACGTGCGGCGAGGGAGCGGGAAAGCGCCATAAAACGTGCAGAACGCCGACAGAAGGAAAACCGCCTGTCAATGGATTTGATGTACGCAACTTGTGGATTGGCAATGGACACCGCAAAAGCCATGAAAGAAGGGCATACAAACGGAACGCTTGAAGGAGATTTAGAAAGCGCAAAAAACGCCAGAGCCGCCTATGAATCATGGTTGCGAGACGAGGCGGCTACCGCAGTCGCTAAAGTATGATTGACCCAGAACTTAAGAAACGCTGCGTGGATGCTCTTCAGTCTATGTCCATGCGGGAAGTTTACGACACAATCTTCCTCCCGGAATACGGTGGGATGAAGTATGAATCGTTCAAGCGCAGTATGAGGAGCTGGAAGCACCGGGCGTCAACGTCAACACTTGAGTCCGGCACATATCCGCAATTCACGGCACATGGCGCTACCGTTCAAGTGGACGGGGCTGGAAGGGTCACACAGGCTTGGATTAAACAGTCTGTGGATATTGACTGGAACTCGATTCGGGAGGTTATCACTACGGACCTCCCGAAGTCGGAAATTTCTCCCACAACCGTGTCCGGGCCCACCATGCTGGAAATTCCTCTGTTCGACATGCACTTTGGCGTAGCATCTTTTGAAACGTACAAAGACGCACTTGATGACATTCTAGGGGTCGTGCAGGAAAAGCAGTATGATGAGATCCATATCCTCATCGGGCAGGACGTACTACACAACAACGACCTGAGAGGACATACAGCCAAGGGGACTCCAATCGAGAAGGTTGACTTCGTACAGTCTTGGAGTGATGCGTGGCGATTCTTCCGGGTACTGATTGACGCGTCCATTGAAAACTCTCCTAATGTTCAACTGCACTATTCAAAGGGCAACCACGACGAGTGCAGCGGGTGGTGCTTCTACAAAGCTCTGGAGGCGGTTTATCCGCAATGTGGTTCGGACGATTCCCTTGAGCCTAGAAAATGTATCTTCTGGAAGGGATGTTTTATAGGATTCGGTCATTGCAACTACACTTCTAAAAATTCGATCATTTTTGAAAATTTCGTAATCGATTTTCCAAAACAGTTCGCAGACGCAAAAGTGAGGGAAGTCCACTCCGGGCATCTCCACAGGGAAAGCGTAGACTCCGGGATCTTTGTGCGCCGGCTTCCGTCTGCCGTACCGACCGATGAGTGGTCGAGTGACAACGGATTCACAGGGGCGCACAAAAGGTTCATGCTGTTTGAGTGGGCGGAGAATCGTTTAAAGGCAATATACTATGCTTAATATAATGTTTTATCGGAGCATTTTTTGTAAATTATCACATAAATGTACCGTTAAGGAGGAAAAATGAAAGAGGAGAAACTTGGCAAGAACGTAAAGTTTGAACGCATCCGCAGGATTACAGGCTACCTCGTGGGGACTCTGGATAGATGGAACGACGCGAAGCAAGCAGAGGAGAGAGACCGTGTTGTTCACGGAATAAAATAAAAAATCAGACCGGGGGCAAAGCGCTCCCGGTCGTTTGAAATCGTTTGAAATCGTTTGAAAAATGGACTGATTTTTTTGTAAATTGAGTTGACTGATTTGTTAGTCGAACACACAAATCCGAGACAGCAAACCCGCATGGTTCTAAGAAAAAATCCCGAAAGCCCTTTGTTATCAAGGCTTCCGGGAATGGTGACCTGGCGGGGATTCGAACCCTGTTTAAAAATCGCTATAACCCGCTTGAATACAGGCTTTCTTCCTCTGGCGTTTGAAAAATCGTTTGAAAAGTTGGTAATTTTGATTCGAAATACTGGTCGAGCAGATTGACTGACTCGGCCATTTTTTTGTCCATTGTGTGCTGGTAAACCGTCTTCAGCATGTTGTTCGTTGCGTGTCCCATGCGTTTCATACTGTACTTATCAGGGATGCCCAGCATAAGCATGACCGAAGCGTTTATGTGCCGCAAGTCGTGGAAGCGGTATGGCTGGACGCCGGCGTCCTCGCAGACTCGATGGAACAGCGTAAGGATCCTGCGTCGAGTCATCTTGACTACATACTCATCGAGTGGTCCCGGTTCCCCTATGAGCGATACAATGTGTTCTGGTAGCGTAAGATCCCTTTGGCTTGTGTATGTCTTAGTTGTTTTCTCCCCCTCGTCGACCAGTGCGCGGCGGATGTGTATGACGCGATTGTCCAGGTCCACGTCTTCCCACTTCAGCCCGATTATTTCGGACATACGCATACCTAACCACATTGCCATCGTTACCGGCAGTTCCGCTTCGGTTCCTGGTATCGCGTTCAGTATGGCAACGATATCATCATCAGACGGCACAGCAGCCTCGTAGCGCTGCTTTTGAGGGAGAGTAGTATTTAGTGCCAGCGACGGTCTAAAAACGCTCAGAACAGCTGTCAGGAGGCCATACGCGTTTCTTATCGTCTTAGGGCTTAGTCCGTCCCGTGCCATCTGGTTTACTGCTCTCTGTACAGACTCCGGTGTTAGGTGGTCCAATTTGACCGTCATGATCGACTGCAGGTGGTTTTTCCGTGTCCGTTTGTACGCGGATATAGTTGACGGACTCAGAACAGCGTCCTTCATCTCAATGTATCGGTCCATTGCGGTTCCGACCGTGATATCCTCCGACCGGGCCGCAGCGTTCCCGGTCTTGATCTCTGCGGCGTAAACAAGCGCGTCCGCCTCGGTGTCAAAGGTCCTATTGTACCTTGTTCCGTCTATCATGCATTGTACAAGCCAAGATCCGGATTTTAACTGTCTTGGTGTTGGAAGTTTCATCCAGCTTCCCTCTCAATGTCTTCTATATCCATCTCCGATTGGAAATGGTTCAAGAGTATGTGCCTCAGCTCGTGAGGAGCATTCTTCAGTAATTGCTCGCGCGTGAATCTGGAATTCAAATTAATAGTGTATGTTCCGTCCGGATTCTGGACGCAGAACATGTCGCTTGCATAGTTTGGAAAGCACCACACCGCCACGAAATAGTCCCTTCCTTCAATCAGCATACTCAGTCCTCCTTAATTCCGTTCCGTGCCTCCCATGCAAGTACAATAGCCTCGATTTGTTCTTTCGTCGCGCCTTTGAATGTATGGAACAGCATTTTCATTTCCGGTTTTTTGTTAAGTAATTCAAGATATTCTTTCAGCTCCTCGTCTTCCGACGTGGAGCTTGTTGTTTCTGTCCCAAGAAGATATGAAACAGATACATTAAAATAGTTCGCAATCTTGTCAAGATTCTTCGCTGACAGGCCAGCCTGTCTGCCTTTCTTTAGGTCGCTTAGGTTTGATCTCGGAACACCTGCCCCTCTGCACATATCCGTTACAGAAATAGAATTGTTTACGCATAATTCCTCAATTGTGTTGTACAGGTTGCTCATAATAACTCCTCCGAAATTGTGCATAGTCACGAATTACCGATTTCCGTAAAATAGCTATTGACAATTTCCGAGGTCGGTATTATTATTATCACAGCGATACGGAAAACGGTAACACGGTTTTGGTTGGCGCTATCATCGTATACTGAATTCCGTATAAAGTCAATATTGTTATGTGAACTGGAGGTGGAAATATTGGCGAAAACTACTGATTTCGGTAAAAATGTCAAAATTCGACTTATCGAATTAGACAAAACGCAAGACTGGTTGATCCAGTCGGTACGGGAGCGGACCGGGCTGTATTTTGATTCGGCGTACTGCTGGAAGGTGCTGAACGGAGTCCTCAAACCGACCAAGGTAATAAACGCAATCTGCGAGATCCTCGACATCGAGTACATCGTAGATGAGCAGAAGTCCGATTAAACGGACAGGAGACATAACTTTGCTTTAAAAAATCAAGTATAACGTTCTATCCGTTCTGACCTGGCCGCCTCGATAGACGTGGTCTGAGTAAGAGACCGAGCCATGTTGGCTGCACTTCCCTGAAGGCTGCGCTGTGACACCTCCTTTCTAAACCTAACTGCGGGACGGTCAGCTCAGAGCGGATAGTGCGAGAGGGAAACGACTATGCCAAGGGTAAGAGAACTGACGGAATCTCTCAGAGCAGAACAGGAGAGAAACAAACAAGCAGACAGAGCGAAAAGAATCATACAAGGCGCGGCAAGGTGTTCCGGGATGAACATGTCGGACGTGGCGTCAACGACAGGAATCAAGTATTACACACTTTTACGCCACCTGAACGACGGAAAACTGACCGTGGAAGAACTCACGCGAATCGGAAAAATCCTGCGGTTCGACCTTGGAACGTATGCGGCCTGTTGTGGAGCAAAAGAAAGATGCAGATTTGAAGGAGGCGCATCATGACGGGATCGCCTTGCAGAGATTGTGAATATCGCAATCCGGAGTGCCACGGCCGGTGTCAGGTCTATAAGGACTACGCGAAAGCGGCTCGTGACGAGAGAATCTACACAAATAAACAGAGAGCGTCTCTGGGCGCTATGTGGAACTACAGTATGGGGAGGGCAAAATGATACTTGCACTTGTACTCGCCGGGGCCTGTCTGATTGAAAGCCCCATCGGACTGATTCTGATCGGCGCGGCTGTGCTGATGGCGGTGGCCAGATGAGGAGGGCGGCAGTGAAGCTGGTCCTCGTGCTTCTGTTCGCCGGTGCGCTGGTCTGCACCATGAGCCTCTGCAACGCCGCCAGACGCGGCGACGAGCAGATGGCGCCCATCGACATGGGGGCGCCACCGAAGACGATTGTGCGCTATCCTGTGCCGCTCAGTGACGATATCCAACAGCACATAATCAGCACAGCTGTGGAGAATGGTGTGTCCCCGGCGCTGGTTATGGCTATTATCCAGCGGGAAAGCGGTTTTGATCCCGGAAAAATAGGGGACAACGGGAGATCGTTTGGGTTGATGCAAGTGTATGCCTCAGAGCATACAGACAGATGTGTCCGGTTGGATGCCGTGAATTTGTTGGACCCATATCAGAACGTTCGTGTTGGCGTGGACATCCTCGCGGAGCTGATGAGTCACGGAAAGAGCCTGTCGTGGGTGCTGATGGCCTACAATGGCGGAATGAGTTACGCCGGCCAGATGTCAGCTGATGGAAACGTGAGCAGTTACGCCATTGACGTTATGGACATGGCGGAAAGGATTTCAGATAACATTACTACTGTGGAGGTGTACTAATGGTTTGGGATGACCAGTATTTGAGGGAGACAGGATGCGTCTACAACTGGCGTACAGTCATATGTCAGGATCGCAGCAAGTGCGACAAGTGCGGATGGAAACCGGAAGTGGAACTGGAGCGGAAGAAGAAATTCCGTGCGTGGTGCAAGGAGACCGGCTATGGCTTGGGGAGTGTTTGATTATCCGGAGCCGTCCCTGGAGTGGGAACTGGCCCACTACGAGCAGGACGGAGACGAGTACACGGACGAGTGGGAGGAGTTCTACGGAGATGACGAGGACGAGTTCGACGAGTACGAAGAGTACAAAGACCCGGACCCGTGCTGACTGGTCCCAGTACGAAGAGGAAAAGCGTCGGATCTGGATGGAGTCCGGTACGACGCAGGAATATGAGAAACGAGTCAGAGAGTTGGCGAACCGACTCGGAATTTAGGAGGAAGATATGTCTCAGACTCACTGGAAGAAACTGACAAACCCGAACTACCTAGGAGCGTACAGTCTGGATGACGGGAACGACATCGTGCTGACCATCCGCGAGGTGAAGATGGAACCGGTCATCGGTTCGGACGGCAAGCGGGAGGACTGCGCTGTCTGCTACTGGCAGGAGCGGGAGAAACCCATGATCATGAACACCACGAACCTCAAAATGGTGGCGAAGCTGACCGGCTCTCCTTACATCGAAAAATGGCCCGGTACGATGGTCAAGATCGGCACGGAGAAGGTCCGGGCGTTCGGGACCGTTACGGACGCGCTCCGGATCCGGGACGAGAAGGTCACTGCCGCATCGGAAGCGCCCATCGCCTGTGAGCAGTGCGGGCAGGTCATTCAGCCCTGTTTCGGGATGTCCGCTCCGCAGTGGGCGAAGTACAGCAAGGAGAAACTTGGAAAGTGCCTGTGCGAGGACTGCTCCAATAAGGCGGCTGAGAAGAAATGAAACTGAAGAAACCGACTAAGAACAACTACTTCAGCCCGGAGATGGAGCAGACCTACTTCAGCGCAAGTCAGGTGAAGCAGTTTATGTCATGTGAGGCTCGTGCGCTGGCTCAGATCCGGGGCGAGTGGAATCCTCCTCCGGGACAGGCGCTGATGGTCGGATCGTTTGTGGACGCCGCGTTCGATGGTCCGAAGACGTTCCAGAAGTGGGTCGAGGAGCACCAGTCTGACGTAGCAAAGCGGGACGGTACGCTCAAAGCGGAGTATGTCCGTGCGATGGACATGATCTACAAGGCCCGGAGCGACGAGGTCTTCTCTGAATACATGCGCGGCCAGAAACAGAAGATCCTGACCGGGACCATCGACGGGATCCCGTTCAAGTGCAAACTGGACGTGTACCGGAAGGGAGAGCGCATCGTCGATCTGAAGACGACCAAGGACATGCAGCCGATGTACAAACCGGGAGAGGGACGGCTCAGTTTCGCTGACCACTGGCTGTGGCCGCTCCAGATGGCGATCTATCAGCACATCGAGGGGAATCGGCTCCCGTGCTATCTGGCCGTTATCACCAAGGAAGATCCGCCCGACATCGCTGTCATCCAGGTCGAGCAGGGAAAAATGGACGCAGAGATGGATTTCTTGCGGGAAAAACTGCCACGGTACAACGCCATCAAGCGCGGACTGATCGAGCCGGAGCGATGCGAGAACTGTGCGTACTGCAGAGCAACTCGCAAACTGAGCGGCGTGAAGCTGCTGTCTGAATTTGAAGAATTTGGAGGAACCATATGAACCAGATCATCATCACCGGACGACTCACGAGGGATCCGGAACTGAGAACGACTAACAGCGGCACGGAGGTGTGCAACTATTCCGTTGCGGTGGATCGCCGAGTGCGGAAGGACGAGGAGAAACAGACCGACTACTTTGAATGCACCAGTTGGGGCAAGGGCGGAGTGTTCGTCAACGCTTATTTCCATAAGGGTGACGGCATCACGATCCATGGCCGCATGGAGTCCCACAAGTACGAGAAGGACGGACAGAAGCGCGTCTCCTGGGGCATCACCGTCGATGACGTGGAGTTCCCGCTTGGAAAGGGCAAGGGTGGTTCCGACAATTCTTCGAGCGGGTTCAAAGATTTGCCCGAAAACAGCGGAGAGCTGCCGTTCTGAGTATGGTCATCCAGGTAGATAGCCGAGAGAAGTCACACGCGATCCAGAAAATTCTTGCCGCGTTCGACGACGCCGGCGTGAAATGGTTCGTGTCGAAACTGCCGGTCGGGGATTACATGAGTTTTGACAATCCCCGACTGGTCATCGACCGGAAGCAGAATCTGAACGAGGTGTGCAACAACGTTGTGCAGGACCACAAGCGGTTCGCTGCGGAACTGATTCGGGCGAAGGAATTTGGGATCCACGTGATCGTTCTGGTCGAGCACGGGAAGAACATCCGCGAACTTACCGATGTGATGGACTGGCAAAATCCGCGTCTGAAGCAGTCGCCCATGGCCGTGAGCGGAGAGAGACTGTTCAAGATTCTGTCCGCCATGCAGAACAATCACGAGCGGTACGACGTGGAGTTCCTGTTCTGCGATAAAAGCGAGACGGGCAAGCGGATCATTGAGATCCTGTCTGGAGGGAGTCATGCCGAAAACGAAACGAACCGGACCTAAACCGAATCTGGCCCCGTGGCAGGCCGAGAAGATGATCGACAAAGCAAAACGTGATGCATCGAACGAGGCGACCTCCATGTGCCTGACTCTGATGCTGTCCGTCCTGCTTGATAAGTTTGGTGGAGAGGATTACATCAAGGATGTGTACGACGCCTGGAACGAGCGAGCAGCCGGCGTTCTGAGCGGGGAGATCAAACTGCACGAGTGGAGAAATGTGTTGAGAAAGGAATACGGGATAGATATATGAACGAGATCAACATGATAATGATGCTTATGAAAAGTGTCGCTGAATCATACAAACGTTATGACCGAGAGAAGCGTGAGAACGGGTATCAACCTATGACGGGGTATGACGTTGCGAACACAGACAGTAAAGAGAGCATCCAGCGGAGGATTACCGTTATCAGGGAAGAACTTTTGAAGCTGTCGAAGTCGTTGTGAGTGGAGATAGGGAATGACTAATAAAGACGCAATTAAATGGCTTGAAGCTATCCGTGAGAAGTACATCCACGGTGGCGACGAGTACATGGACGAGAAGCGAAACGAAGCTCTTGACCTTGCCATCTCCGCGCTCTCCCGTGATAGGTGGATAAGCGTGGAAGATAGGTTGCCAGCGTTTGACCGAAAAGTGCTTGCATGGGTCGAAAACAAAGACCCGGAAGGTAGATTCAACGGCAAACACGGCATTTATGTTGCCGAATTGAAGGATAAAGAGCCAAAGCCAGACCCAGAAGGGAAACTGAATTTCTGGGGGATTCCCGGATATGACAGCGTATGGACGGTGTGGTCGTGGTCGTACTTTACAGAGCCAGACGTTCGGTATTGGAGACCTTTGCCGGATCCGCCGGAGGAGGAAACATGAAACAAGAAGAACTGAACGAAATTATTGAAAACCATTTGCATTGGATTATGGAAGATATTGACGGTTGGGAGAATATGAGAGCCAACCTGTACGGAGCCAACCTGTACGGAGCCGACCTGTCCGGAGCCAACCTGTCCAGAGCCAACCTGTCCGGAGCCAACCTGTACGGAGCCAACCTGTACGGAGCCGACCTGTCCGGAGCCAACCTGTCCGGAGCCAACCTGTCCAGAGCCAACCTGTCCGGAGCCAACCTGTCCAGAGCCAACCTGTACGGAGCCAACCTGTCCGGAGCCTATCATCTTGACGAAGCAAAGGGGTTATTCCTGCCGACAGTCTGCCCGTCAGACGGGGAGTTCACGGCATGGAAAAAATGCAGAGACGGCGCGGTTGTGAAACTTCTCATTCCTGACGCGGCGTTGCGGTCTAGTGCATCCGGGAGAAAGTGCAGAGCGTCTGAGGCGGTTGTGTTGACGATCTACGACAATAGCGGGAACGAGATCAGCGAGGCCAGAAGCGGACACGACAGCGATTTCATTTATCGTGTGGGCGAGACGGTCAAACCCATACAGGAGTTTGACACAAACCGATGGAACGAATGTGCGCCGGGAATCCACTTCTTTGTCACGAGAGAAGAAGCAGAACGGTATGACCTGTGAGGAGAAAGAACATGACGAATGAAGAAGCGATTGCAGAACTGAGAGATATAGAAACCGATGATCCGGAAATTAGGGAAGCATACGACCTTGCCATAGCCGCACTAGAGCGTGACAGGTGGATAAGCGTGGAGGAGCCACCGAAAGAAAGCGGATTCTATCTGTTCTTGTATGAATCTCACAGAATGGAAACCAGATATCATAATGCGGAGATTCCATTGCATAGCCCGGTGATTGCATGGCGACCTTTGCCGGAGCCGCCGAAGGAGGAAACATGACAAACCTTTTTGGTGAGGAATATTCGGACATTCCGAAAAAGCGGAAACCGCCCGATAAAGAAAAACGAGCGTGGGAAAACGCTTTCCAGAAGTGGAGCAACAAGGTAAGCCTAGAAGGGAATACTCCGCTCGGATGCTGTGGCTATGGTAGTATCTGCGACTACTGCGAGGACAATCACATCGGGAGGCCGTGTGTCCGGGCGTTAAATGCCAAAGCCCGTGAGAAGCGGGTAGAGATTGATTACACGGACAGAGATTTCGAAAAGTGGTTTTATCTGTGAGCCGAAGGAGGAAACATGAAGATAACGCTTGAAGTACCAGACAATATCACAGCGGCGTATTTCTGCTATCTGTGGAGCGAGGACAATGACAGTTTCACGATGTCGGTAAAGCCGATGAACGCCACGATGATGAAGGCCGGAGATGTGATTAAGTGTTACGGAACGAAGCCCGAAGGGGCCGGGGATATTTGGGAGGCCCACAATGGAGAATGACAAGCTGGTTAGAGCAAGTGATATCTTCCCGGCTTTACAGTCTGCTGGGATTCCGTACAACTACGCAACACAGCGAGTGATTGAACAGCTCCCCGCCGTGGACGCTGTGGAGGTGAGACACGGGGAGTGGATAATTGATGAAACCTTTGGTTCGTTCGCGTGCTCGATATGTGGGAGCTGGCACTCTGGCGGTTTTGATAGCTGGCGTTCACCGTACTGCCCCAACTGCGGCGCGAAAATGGACGGAGAGGAGGCCCACAATGCGGCTGATTGATGCGGATGCGCTTGGAAAAACGAACCGCCCAATCGGAAAGCTAATGATGTTCGGTGGGGAATATGTATACACCCAAACAGAGATTGACAGCGCTCCCACCATTGATGCCGTCCCTGTGGTGCGGTGCCGGGAGTGCCGATACAGTCCAGAGCATCAACATGAGCTTTGCCCGAAAGCGGGGACTTGGGTACGGGAGTACAACTATAACGGATTCTGCGACCAAGGCCAGCGCAGAGAGGACGGTGACACATGATATCCGAAAAAGAACGTGAAGCAATCATGCGGTTGACGATGTGCGCGAGACGGAATTGTGGAATCTGCAAATACAATCCCGCCGACTGGAATGATTGCGATGAACGCATTACGGAGTGTATGCACATACTGGCAGATGCTTTGATGGAGGACGGTGACGGGGATGGCTGATCTGAACTTCTATTGGAGGATGGGTGACTACGCATTGGAGGCTTGCCCGAAACATCTTGCAAGATTCAGCGAAAACGAACCGAACGTCACGATTGATTTTGTAAAGTATTTCCAGTATCAAGGACGGGAGTGTAAATACTCCATCGGTTATTTCTGGTACAACGACCATGAACCGTGCTGGGAACTGAAGTTTGTTGGGGAGCGGTTCAAGGAGATTCTGGAAACAGATGTTGTTGCCGTGTTTAGAATGTTGGCGGCGGCTTATGACACGCTGGAAGAATGGAGCAGAAGGGGTGACGGGGATGGCTAACGAGTACATCGAAAAGGAAGCGTTCATCAGCCGATACCGGGAACTGCATTGTAAGGACTGTGACCACCGCAAGGGAATGAAGAACGGCAAGATGCGATTTGTCTACGGAATCGGAGAAGCCCCATGCCGTGCCTGTTGGATTGAGGACATGATAGATTGCGTTGACGATTGGCCCGCCGCCGATGTGCGGGAGAATGTCAGGGGCGAGTGGGTTCAACATTATGAAACCACAAGCGACAACGAAACACTTCCGTATGGATGGGAATGTTCCTTGTGTGGCAGGTGGGAATTGGAAAAACAGCCGTTTTGCAACTGCGGCGCGGAGATGGGAGGTGCGGAAGATGGGTCTGTGTAACACTTGCGAAAAGAAACGGAGCGGTAAATGCGAAGGGAATAAGCCATGGGAAGTTATCGTCATGTGCGAGTTTTACAAAAAGTATGTTCCCGACACAGATTTCGGGGAGTTTGCAAAGGACACGAATGTCCCTAGCAACGCAGAGTTTAAGACCGTTTATGGCTATCCTGTTGAAAATCTTGTTCTTTTTGCAGACGCTTGCAAAAAAGCCGGGATCGACAACGAGGAGCTGAAGAGATTTTGTGATAATGCAGAGAGTGCGTGGATGTATGCTTGGGACGAATTTAAGAGGAAACAGGACAAGGCGCTTCGGGATATCATGTCTGGGATGACGGGAGGTGCGGAAGGTGGCTGAGGCAATGACAGGGCGCGAATACTACATACAACACGGATATGACGAGTTGCCAGAGTCTGTCCGCAAAGAGATGAGCCGAGTGTTCGACACAGGGGTCAACAATAGCGGCGTTTGGGTGCGATTCAAAGAGGTGGAGAACCTCGCTGGAATCATGGCTTATGCGTTCACGCACCGGACTATCACCACCAACGCCGACCGCATCCGGGCCATGTCAGATGAGGAGTTGGCGAATACATTGAAAGACATTGGTATGCAATGCCCGGACGGTCATTTTGTGGGAGATTACGATTGCTTTGATGGGAGCGGCTGTGCGTCCTGTTGGCTCGACTGGCTCGGGCAGGAGGTGGATGATGGCGAACCTGAATGACCAACCGTGGGCCGAGTTTGCTGACCGTCTGGCACAGGAACTTCTGGAACATGGAGCAACCGAGGCCGCAATCGTAACGAGAAACGAGGACGAGGATCGGGTGGTCACGAATTACTACAACTGTAATTTTGAGAAACGGTGCGTTCTGATCGGTCATCTGATTCACGACCTCATCTTGGAAGTGATCGAAGTGAACGCCGACTTGATAAAAGAGATGTTGGAGGAGGCCGAAGATGGCGATTTTGATTCCTAACATGGAGATGCCGAGCAAATGCCTCGTATGCCCGTGCTCATACTGGACAGAAGGAGCACATCATGATTACTGCCAAGCAGTCAGCTACGATACGGAACTTCTTTATGATCTGGAATTCCGCCCAAGCTGGTGTCCCCTCGTTGAGATCCCGGCCAAGCGCAAACAAGACAACACGCTCCTGGAGGCAAGCGGGTTCGAGTTATGAGCAGAACGACAGGATGTAACACTTGCTACTACGGATTTTTTGCGAGTGTTTCTGAAGATAAAGAGGACATATGGGCATGTCAGTACTGCCTCATAGAAGGACACAGAAGAGGCTGCCCGGTCGGACCTGATTGCACGAAATACAAGCCAAAAACGAGCAGGTCTTTCACAAAATCATGGTTTTCAAAGAAGAGAGGTGCCGGCCAGGACAATGACTGACTATTCGGATCTTATAAAGCAGACCGTTCCCATGGACTCTATTTTGCGGCGATACGGACTGGTCGGGCAGAACGCAAAGCACAGGATCCCATGCCCGCTTCACGGTGGAGAAAAACCCAACTTTTCGTATCGGGACCATCGATTCAGGTGCTGGGTCTGCGGGGAACACGGCAGCACGATAGACTTCGTGATGAAGTACAAAAACGTATCATTCGTGGACGCAATGCGGTCCATCAATGACGACTTCGGTTTGGGTCTTCCGATTGGAGAGTGTCAACCAAGCGAGGCCGAACGCGCGGCCAGGCGAAGAGCAGAACAGATTCGGCAAAAACGTATTGAGCGCCAGAACAGGCTTAAACAGCTCTGTACCGCTTATGACGCTGCGATGGACAGATATGCCGCTCTGGACATAATCGTGCATGAGGACGCGCCTAGTGTCCCGTACGACGATGTGACGCCGCAGTACGCATACGCACTGAAGCACATCGACTCCGCATGGGAGTCGGTACAGGACGCCGCAGAAGCAATTCGGAAGTTTGAGAGAGAAGGTGAGGAAGCATAAACGACATTGTGGTGCCGCAGTGGACGGCAGAAGACTTCACGACCGGCACGGAGCCATACGAGTTTCTGTACCAGTTTCACGATAAGCCTTTTTTGATGCAGCAGGTGATGGAACGTGTAAAGGCACAGGCGTCTTCGGTGAAGATTCGAGGCTTTGCAAATCTGTGGAAGCTGTATCTTAAAAGCCTGTCGGGGGACATCGTCGCAGAAGAGGCTAACGTGACCGCGTTCGACGGGATCCCTCTCGCGCAGCAACTCTCATCCGGTAGATATGTATGTGACTCTGATGGGGTCAGTGTGTACGACGGATTTGGCGTACAGCGGGTAATCTGTCCGCATCCTATCGCGCCGGTACGCAGATTCAAAAACGTGGACACTGGCGAGGAACTGCTGGAGATATGGTTCCGAAAGGGTACCAGAGAGGGAAAAATCAAGGACGAAACTCACATCGTTCCGAAAGACCTTATCGCAAACGGCATTCTGGGACTCGCAAAGTACGGAATCGTTGTTACCAAGCGTAATGACAAGGACCTGTCCGCATATCTGCTGGACATGGAACAGTACAACTATGACACACTCGAAGAGGAGCAGAGCGTTAAGCGCCTCGGATGGGTAGGAAGCGGATACGGAGAGTTCAGTCCTTATGTGGATAACATCTTTTTCGATGGCGAGGACGACTTCGGTTCCATGTTCAACGCGGTCCGGTCCTGTGGTGATTATGACGAATGGAAACGTATCATCAGGAGTGTCCGTGAGGAGAAGACAGCTGCGCGGTACTATCTGGCGGCGTCCTTCGCATCGGTCATTTTGAAACCGTGCGGTCTCCTCCCGTTCCTGGTCCATGCGTGGGGTGGCACGGAGAACGGCAAGACGGTCGCACTGATGGTGGCCGCGTCGGTCTGGGCATGTCCGGAACTTGGCGAGTATGTTACCACGTTTAACGGCACACGTTATGCCCAGGAAACAAGAGCAGGATTCTTGAATAATCTCCCGATGTGCCTCGATGAGCTTCAGATCCAAGCGAGTCAAGGAGTGAAGGACTTCGACGATATCATCTATCAGCTCTGCGAGGGAGTGAGCAAGTCACAGGGCAAAGCCTCCGGTGGACTCCGAAAGCAGACGAAGTGGCGGAACGTCATCCTGTCGAACGGGGAGCACACCATCATCAAGCCCCTGTCTGGCGGAGGCGCCCGGAACAGAGTCATCGAGATTGAGGCACCTGACAAGGTCTATTCCGATCTGGTAGGACTTTGCGAGGTGATCAACCACAACTACGGATACGCCGGCAAGCAGTTTGTAGAATGGCTCATGGTCGAGTCAAACATGGACCGCATCAGACAGCTGCAGAAGGACTACTACCACCAGATACTAGACCATAACGTCACGGAGAAACAGGCTGGGTCCGCGTCTGCTATTCTCGCAGCCGACCACGTCGCCACGGAGATCATATTTCAGGACGACCTGGCCCTGACCGTGGACGAGATGGCAGACGTTCTTCTCAGCAAGGGAGACATCGACGTGAATCAGCGCACTCTCGACTGGCTTTTTGATTTCGTCGCTGTCAATTCCAGTCACTTCGACGCGGAAAGTCACGCGGAGATCTGGGGCAAGGTTGACGAGGACGATGGCGTGATCTACTTCATTCGCTCCGTCTTCGACAGGGAACTTAAAAACGCCGGCCTCGACTCCAAAGCGTTCCTGTCCTGGGCAAACAGAACCGGGAAAATCATTCCCGGTCGGGATGGTCCTACCAAACAGTGCAGAGTCCCCGGAACAAAGGGAACTCCTCGGTGTGTGATGATTAAGCTACCGGAAATCCTCGAAACCCCAGAGTTTTCAACGGTTTCAGACCAATTTGAGTTGCCTTTCTAGATTGTTAAAAAAGTGAAAATGTTACGATGTTACGGTGTTACGGAGGTTTTACTTATAATATAAGATTTGAAAAAATTTTTCTGTGTGTTTTCACCCATTATAAAATCAATTTCTCGCGTGCGTAGAACGGTCTGTAACAGCGTAACAAGCGTAACACAAACCTGAAAACCGTTGATAATACTGAGTTTTTGGTGTTACGGTAATTTGATGATGCGCGTAACAAAGCGTAACAGGGAGGTATGAAATGCCATCCGGAATTGTTTATCTTTATCAGGATGACTATGATGCATTGAAGTACATGGCGAGGAAATCGGGGAAGTCGTTTTCAGAATACTCACGAGACGTACTGCTTGAGCATCTGAGGACCATAGGAGAGTCACCAGAACAGAAGGACCAGTCGTGGAGGTTTCGTTCTAATGACAGTAGATGACATCAGCAAATACGCCTACATGGACAGGATGCCAGAAACGGTTCTGACTGTCCCGGAAATGCTCCTGTGGTATCAGCTGCGGGATGTATACGAACTGGTCAAAACTGGAACTTGGACAGCACAGAAGGGGCAGAACGCAAAGGATAAATGCGTGAATGCGTTCAAACTGCACCAGAAGCTGTACGACTGGCACCAAACGCTGTGGGATCGTATTGAGTATGCAGCGAAGCAATACACAAGTAAACCAAGCATCGAAACGGCAGATGAGTTTTACAAGGCCGTGTACGGTGTAAACCCCAAACATGAGGAGGATAATAATGGCAGAAGAGAATAAACCCAAGCGTGCACCTGGACGCCCTAGAAAGAACACAGAACTTCTCAGTCCGGAAGACGCACAGCACGCCAAGAAAAGGTCGGACAAAGTTCGAAACAGCAAAAACAATTTTGGAATGGAGTATGCCGATCCGGGAGACAACGCTCGTTTTCTCAGGATGGCCCGTGTGGCCCTGGATCTCAAGCCTATCAACCCGCACGATCCTGTTCAGTTAAAGGGCCGAATCGAGGAGTACTTCGACTTCTGCGAACAGCACGACATGAAACCTAATGTCATCGGCATGGCAAACTGGATCGGCGTCGGTCGCGACATTCTCAACCGGTGGCGGAAAGGACAGTATACGTCAGAAGAGAACGCAAACATCATTGGTTCAGCAGTTGCCGCCCTGGAAGACATGTGGCAGATGTATATGATGTCCGGAAAGATCAACCCGGCCAGCGGGATCTTCCTCGGAAAGAACCTCTTCGGATATAAAGATGTCCAGGACGTGGTGGTCGAACCGAAAAACCCGCTCGGAGACGTGCAGAACGAGGACGAGCTGCGCCGGCGTATCGAGGCGGACGTTATTATTGATTTGCCCGATAAGAACGAACCTGACTGACGAAAGGATGAAGCGGCACAAGCACAAGGACCATTCGGAGTGGAGGATACAATATGAACATTATCGAACCGTCCGTGGAGATCCTGACGCCGATCGACGCGGACGCGGTATACAGTCACCTGGAGAGGTGCGGGAGAGTCTGCTACAAGAGCGAGGACAAGACAGCTCCTGGCAGTGCGGAGAAGTTTCTGAGGCGGATCGTCCGGTCGGGGCACGAGAGCGTACTTGAACACTTTGACATTACGTTCAAGGCGACTTGTGACCGGTCGGTATCTCACCAGATCGTGCGGCACAGGATCGCAAGCTACTCGCAGGAATCGCAGAGGTACTGCAACTATACGAAGGACGGGTTTCAGAACGAGGTGACCTTCATCAAGCCGGCGTCGTTTGAAGCAGGAACGAGCGTATACCACGCATGGGAACAGTGCTGCTGGCAAGCGGAACAGGCATACTTCTATCTCATCAACGAGGGATGTACGCCGCAGGAGGCACGATCGGTACTTCCCAACTGCACTAAGACGGAGATTGTCTGTACCATGAACATCCGGGAACTGAGGCATTTTCTCCGACTCAGAACGAGCAAAGCGGCGGACCCGGCAATCCGCATCGTGGCGCTACTGCTTCTTACAATTCTGAGATTCAAACTGCCGGCACTATTCGAAGATATCGAGGTAGGAAAATGCTGAATTTTGAAATGGCAGAAACAAACGTAGAACGACACAAGAGAGTCTGCTATGAGCTGAACATGATCTACGAAAAGAAGAACCGGGACTACGGGGACAGCTTCGCGACGAGTTACAAGGACTACGGTCTGGTCATGGCCGCAATCCGCATCGGAGATAAGTACAATCGCTTGCATAACCTGACGAGCAGAAACGTCGCCGTCCAGCTCGTCCAGGACGAATCCATTCGGGACACGCTTCTGGATCTAGCAAACTACGCGATCATGACCGTGATGGAGATGGACGCAGAAGGTAACAAGCCAATCGGTATGCCGACTCTGGCAAAAGAGGAGCAGCGCTGATGCAGAACGAAGAGTACTACAACGCATACATGAAGGAATGGAACAAGATCCTGAAGGGGCAGAAGACTGTTACTGAGGCGGAACGAAGGGAACTTAAAGAACTGCTACAGAAGCAGAACACACAGAAGGGAGTTGATTCCAATGTACATTGATATGCTGATGAGCCAGACTCAGACCGCGCTGATCGTGTTAAAGCTGGTCGGTATGTTCCCCCAGTCGTGGTGGTTCGTGTTCCTCCCGTCCATCATCTGGGTCGTGGGCGGCATCATCCTGTCCGCAGTAAATCGGTCGGATCCCGACGAGGACCAGTAACTATACTATACGCAATGATTAAGACTATATAGGAATGATTAAGACAATAATGGAATGATTAAGACAATATAGAAATGCCATTGAAGCAGAAAGGAGGTGATTCCAATGTTCAATAAGAAGGAATACAACAAGGAGTACTACAAGGAAAACAAGGAAGAACAGCTGGAGCGGAACCGGAAATGGAGGAAGAAAAATCCGGACAAGGTCAAGGCGGCCAACCGTCGGCAGCGCGAGAAGGAGAAGGACAAGTCTGCATCTGACAAGGGCAAGACGTCCAAGAAGTAACTAATCAAAACGGACAGAACAGGACCTGCGGACAACCTGGACTGTATCGAGCAGTCCGCATATCATCAAGGCATGAAGTTGCCGATCATCTATATCTTGAGCAGATAGAAAGAATATTATATGGCTAGTATCCGGGGCGTAAGGATCCGGAACATATCCAGGGCGTCCTGGTCGGACAAAAACCGGCCAGGGCGCTTTGTGTTACTGGGTGCACAGAACAGGACCCGAAAAGAGCACAGAACGGGTATAGAAGGAAGCAGAAAGCACAGAAAGAGTGCAGAAAGGGTATAGAAAGACGCAGAAAGCCGCAGAAAGCCATGGTCACACACTCTTTATCGAATGAAAGTCTTTAACCAAGGAAAGTTTTTCGCTGAGTAAAGTCTTTAACCAACGAAAGATTATCACAGGGTAAAGCGTAAAACCCTGCGGTTAAATAGGTTTATACCATGCTGCAATCAACCTTTTTCGGCTTTGCTGTTTTGGCGCTTGTGTGGGCTTGTGCGGGCTTTGTGGGCTTGTCTGGTATCCAGTTATAGCCGATGACGGAACAAGCGATTACAGACGCGAAAAACGGCTTCACAGAGGATTATAAAACCCTGTACAAGCTATGAACAAGGGAAACAATCTCTTTATTTGCTCGTGTGGCGCGTCTGGTGGCGTTCTGCGGCGTTTTGCGGCTTTGGGTATGCATGAATATAGGTAAACGCTAAAATTGATTGTAGGGCGTTTAAATGGCTTGCGTGGGATGGCATAATAAAACCCTGTCCCGATTGAAACAGGGAATGAACAGGAACAGGGAAAAGAAAAAATCCGGGGAAATTCCCCGGATTATGAATTAATATAGGTTTCATATGCTTTGTAATTGTAATAGGCTTTCGCGGCGGTTTCTCTTGCTTTTACGCGTTTTTCGGATACTCTGATAAGCTCTTTCATGAGTCTTTCACACTCTTTAGGGTTGTCGCCTAATTCGTCGATATCTTGTATTAATCTTTCCATTTGGTTTTTGTATACGGTTGCAAGGTGGCCATAGATTTTTGCGTTTATAGCGTTTGACTGTGCGGCGGCTTTTTCTTTGGCTTGCTTTTCAATCTGTTTTCTTTGCTGTTCCTGTTCTTTTCTTTGCTTTTCCTGTTCACGTTCAAAACGTCTGTTTTCCTGTTCGATCTGTTTTCTTTGCTGTTCAACTTGCTTTTCCCGTTCCCGCTGGATTTTCTGGTAATCTGGAAAGCGGTAGACGGTTACTTTCCTCTTTTTGGGCTTGCTACAAAGTGCAACGATAAAAGCGATTATAACAACTATCGGCATTGTGTGTCCTCCAATTAAAAGGGAAGTAGATCTTTTTCGGCTATGTCCGAAAGTGCTTTATACAAAACCAGCCAATATTCGGAATTGTACTTGTTTTCAGCGATTGCCTTAAGCTGATAAAGCGCTTCTGTTAGCTGTTTTTCGTCTTCATGTGTAATCTTGTGCAAAGAATAGGCGATATCCATAGGATGGTTCATTGTGTAATACCTCCAAACAAATTTGATTTAATAGGGCCGGATAAATCCGGTTGAACCTATTCGGCCCGATAAGTCAAATTATGCGTAATTTAGTGGATAATTTAGAAAATCCAAATATTCGGGGCGGTATGCGGATGGAATATATTTTCTAAAATCTGAATAATACCAGGCTTTCCATAACTCGGACCCTTTTTTAAGTTTCGGATAATTTTTTACAGCCTCTTCAAAACTATCATTAAGGGACATCAAATACACATCCATGTTTTCCCGCGTCCGTTCCTTTATCCACTTCGGAACGCGCCGAACAATTAAAGAATCATCATAATACATTTTTAAAACCTCCATAAAATTGATTTAATAAAGTGCATACCATGTAACGATATGCACTTGATAAAGCAATTTAAGCGGGTGTGTTGTCGATCCTCCACTGTGCGGCCTTTTTGGTTTTATAACGTCCGAGGGCTGTGTTTGTGCTCCATGCGTGGCGCTCGTTGTCGTAAATGCACCACCACAAACGACCATCAACAGCGCGGCGCTTTTTCGGTGTGTATCGTTCCATTTGTTCATACCTCCAAATTAAATTGATTTAATAAAGCCGACTTCACCGCTTCGTTAAGCGCGTCGCGGAATTTGGCCAGGATCTTTTCGTTGTAATAGCCATTGACATTAGCAGGTTTTTTCATTAGAATATAATCTCCTTTCAAAATTAATCGTGGTTGGTTGGTTTTGTTTGGGTCCGGTCCGGACCTGTTGCAGCAGGTCCGGACTTTTTTCTTACACCTATAATATAACATATGTACCTATGGATATCAATAAAAATATGTACATATTGCGCTTGAATAATGCACAAAATTCGTAGGTGCATATTGTGCAGTTTGACATATGTACATAATTGGCGTGAATGTGCTATGATTTTACTGAGGTGATTATATGACAAAGTACAACGAAAAAAGCAAAGTGTATTCGATACAATACGCCAAAGACAAAATTAAGCGCATTCCATTAAATGTTCCAATCGATGAATACCAGGCGTTCAAAACAGCTTGCGTTCTTCGTGGTGAAAAAGTGAATACAGTATTACGCGAGTATATGAAACTATACGCGAGCGGAAAAGATAAAGCCGGATCGAATTAATCCGGCTTTTTCCAATCGTGGTAAAGTTGCTGCAGCTTTGACCGCGTGCGGAAAAGTTGAACAGCTGCAATTTGGCGCGCTTGTATTAATAGGGAATTGTTAGTTTCTGCAATATTCTGTTCTATACTATATTATATGATTCTAGTACTAACTTTATTTACCTGTTTTAGTAATTGTAAACCATGTAAGATTAAAAGGTTTACAATATGTCACGATAACAAAAAGTAATAACGTGATAACTTTTGGTTATAACCAAATGCTGATTTCAGCTTGTTTTAGGTTGAATATGTCCATGCGTCGTGGAATTACCGTAGACGGTAACAATTTCAGGATATCACAAAAATTAAAAACCCAGTGATTTCAATACTTACAGGATTTTATCGGCATAATTTCTATTATGGTGAAAAAACCGTCGGCGGAAATAACCATGCATGTCAAGAAAAAATACTTGACACCCGCGGGGGAATCCAGGCACACCCCGCCGGGCCGGGTAGCCCCTCTCTGCAGCGAAAAAATAAAAAAGGATACGGTCCTGACTCGCCCCGCGCACAGGTTGGAACAGGCTATTCCGCCCCGCGTTCACTGCAGGTCCGACCGGATCAGAGCGGGATGATCCTCGATAGGGTCTGTCCGGATGGCAGTGATTTGGTTTCTATTGTTAGCTGGTCGGCTCGAATTAGCCGGCCAGCTTTTTGATTGGTCTGGGCGGAATAGAACACCATCTTGAAATAATCGGCTCGGTTTGGTATAATACTGTCAAGTATAAAGGCTTTACAGGAAGGTTTCATATGGATGTAAACGAGACTAAGAATGCCCAACTGGTTCGTCTTGCGATGGAGCGGGATCTGTCTGATAGGTATGCGGCCAACGACGCGTTTGATGCGATTCGTTTGCTTGGAGAGGATGACTGGCGGTTGGCGTTGGAGTGGAGCAAGCGGTTCCGTGCGGCAGTTGGCCGGCTGGCTGCGGAGCGTGGCGATACGGAGCTGTACGGACTCTACAATAAGGCTTTAGTGTTTGCCGGCGCGAACGACTTTGACAGTTTTATGTTGGCCCTGGAGCGGAATCGGTCGGCGAAAGACAGATTCTGGCAACCGAGACGTGCGAAGCTGCTGCCGGTGTGTCATGCGCTGCAGAGCATGGAGGAAGGGAACCTCGACGAGCTGTTTTTGAGCTGTCCGCCAAGAATCGGTAAGAGCACGTTGATCGAGATGTTCCTGTTGTGGGTGATGGGACGCAACTCCGAGAGGAGCAATCTGTACTGCTCGTACACGGACGGTGTTGTGAACGTGCTGTACACTGGCATTCTGGAGATATTGAAGGACCCGGCCACATATGCGTACGGAGATATTTTCCCGAACCGCACGATTGCAAGCACGAACGCAAAGGACCTGCTCATAAACCTCGACAGGCAAAAGCGTTACGCATCATTCACGGGCCGGTCTTTATACGGTACGCTGAATGGCGCTTGTGACTGCAATGGATACCTGGTTGGAGACGACCTTATCAGCGGAATTGAGGAGGCCGTAAACAAGGACCGACTCGCTTCTGCTTGGTCAAAAGTAGACAACAACATGCTGCCGAGGGCGAAGGAAACGGCACGGATCCTGTGGATTGGCACAAGATGGTCTCTGATGGACCCACAAGGAATCCGCATTGACCTGCTGTCAAACGACCCGAAGTATGCCGAGCGAAGGTGGAAGGTGCTGAACACTCCAGCACTGGACGAAAACGAGGAAAGCAACTTCGACTATGACTATAACGTCGGATTCAGCACGGAATATTACTTGCAGAGACGCGCCAGCTTCGAGAGGAACAACGATATGGCGTCATGGCTTGCCCAGTATCAGGGAGAACCGATTGAACGCGACGGTGCTGTGTTCGATCCAAACGGCATGAAATACTACAATGGCGAGTTGCCAGAGGAGGACCCTGACAGAATCTTCATGGCCATAGACCCCGCTTGGGGCGGAGGAGACTTTGTAGCTGCTCCGGTTTGTGTGCAGTACGGTGAGGACGTGTATGTGGTTGACGTAATATATTCACACGAGGACAAGTCTATCACTCAGCCGCTCATCGTGAACGCAATCAAGCGATACAACGTTGCTGCGGTCAAAGTAGAAGGAACAAAAATGACGTCCAGCTACGGAGAGGACATAGACAAGGCGCTCCGAGCGGATGGTATCCGCGTGAACATGCGGATTAACACAAGTCATTTTACCGGCAACGGAAAAAGGCAGCGCATTTTCGATAAGGCACCGGACATTCGCGAACACATGCTGTTCCTGTCAGAAGGACACAGGACGAAAGAATACAGTCAGTTTATGCATTCTGTGTTCAGTTTCACTGTGACCGGCAAGCAAGCAAAGCACGACGACGCTGCGGACTCTCTTGCAATGGCGATTGACTTCGCAATATTCGGGCAGAGTAACAAAGTACAGGTGCTGAAACGGTTCTTTTGATTGAGAATATACTATTTGTTATCATTTATGTTGACAGACAGTAATCATTGTGCTACAATCAAGGTGTATAAGTAGGCATAGAGAGGTATGGGCCTTGATTGATATACGGCATTTCAAGGAGGTTCTGGACACCATAAATGCGATTTTGCGCGACGGGGACATCGCCGAAGTGAAACGTGAGCGCATCGGGATCGCAGTGGTGCGAATTAAAAGGAAACTGGAACATCCCCCTAAAAACGGATAAGTACGATAGGCGCGGCTGAATGGTATGTGCCGCGTAACGACCGAATGTATGGGTCATAAGCAATTCTAACGCAGAATTGTTTATGGCTCATTTTTGTTTATGAGGTGAAGTCCGTGGCAGACGAAGTCATCACAACTGAATCCCCTGTCATCCGAAACGATATGTTCGGGCGCCTGGATATTTACTCCACGTTCGACGAAATTAATGCGGAAAACGTCAAGGATGAACTGAACTCTGCGCTTGTGTACCACGTTCAGAACATGCTCCAGGAGGAGTTTTTGTACTGGTACCGGAGAGGTGTTCAGCCCATTCTTGGACGACACAAAGACGTCCGCGATGACATCTTGAACAAGGTTCAGGAAAACCACGCCGACGAGATCGTTGCGTTCAAGAACGGGTACTTTCTTACGCAGCCGGCATTCTATGTGAGTCGACGCAAGGGGGTTCAGCGCAAACTGAAGGACCTAAACGAGTACTTGTACAGGTCCGGGAAGCAGGAAGCAGACAACAAGATCGCCGACTGGTTCCACATGGTTGGCAAGGGTGTTGTCTATGTTGAACCTTCCGACGACGATGAGGTTCCGTTCAAAGCGTATGCGCTGGATCCTCGCTCTGCTTTCGTTGTGTATTCCCTCCGCCCAGGAAACAAGCCTGTCATGGGCGTGAATCTCGTAACAATGGACGGAGTCGCCAAGTTTGATGTGTTCACGGAGACGCAGGTCTTTCATCTGCACGGAACGGTAACCGGCAAGATGATGACCACGGAAAAGAACCACGACTTCATCGCAACAGCAATAGACGTTGACAGTGTGGAACCGAACGTCCTCGGGAAGATCCCAATCATAGAGTATCGCTACAACTCCATCAACATGGGCGCGTTTGAGGCATGCATTCCGCTCCTCGATGAGATTAACAACATCGTAAGCAACGCGTGCGATGGTATTGAGCAGTTTATCCAGTCCCTTGCCGTTGCCGTCAACTGCGACTTCGAACAGGGAACGACCCTGTCTGACATCCGTAAGGCCGGCTTTATTTCCTTCCGGTCCACGGGTGAAAACAAAGCAGATTTTAAGGTTCTTACGGAACAGCTGGACCAGACGCAGACAAAGGTGCTCGTGGACAGACTGTACGACCAGGTGCTCCGAATCGCTGCAATGCCTAGTCGGTCTAATGGAGGTTCCACCTATGACAGCACGGGAGCGGCAGTCCTGGCAAACTTTGGGTGGTATCAGGCAGACGCGTCCGCTAGGAATACGGAGGACTTGTTCAAGGAGTCTAACAGACTGTTCGACGAGATCATTGTTGAAATACTCCGCCGAAAAGGAATCGTTGATATTGATCTCAACGATTTTGAACTGAACTTCGTCCGCAACGAGACTGCAAACGTACAGTCCAAAGCGCAAGCGTTCCAGACGCTTATGGCTGCCGGCTTCCATCCGGAACTGGCCGCTGCTAAGAGCGGAATCAGTAACGACCCGGTCAAGGATATGAAGATGTCCGAGAAGTACATCAAGATGATTTGGGGCGACCCTGACGAAAAGTCCAAGGAAGTCGAACAGGCGGACAAAACCGGCAATCTCGAGGAAGAGGAGAATGCCTCTCAGGGAGAAGCTGAGATCATCGAAGAAGACAGAGACAACGGGGAGAATGACACAGGCGGTGCGGTCTGATGGTTCTCATCCCGATAGATGAACTTAACAAGTTCACCGAAGACATCTCCATCCACTTTGAAGACGGGCATATCCGGTCTGAAAAAGACAAGGAAGAGATAGAAGATGACCTTCTGGACTTCTTCTTTCTCGCCTATGCGAACGGAACGTCTGCGGCAAACAGCGATTTGGGAACGTCTTTCAAACCGAGGCAGAGTGACGTAGAGGACGTTGTGTTTCAGCCCGTAGCTGGTGAGACTTGGAAAGACAGGGTAGACAACTACTATCTCACCGGAGGAACCATCTACGACATCCAGAGAATCGCAGAGACGGACATGACGAGGATCTACAACACCGCAGTCCTCAACGTCGCTGACGGAGTAGGAAACAAGGACACCTACAAACGATGGGTCACCATGAAAGATGACAGAGTGCGTGAGACGCACGATTTTTTAGAAGGTGTCGCCGTTCCGTACAACGATGACTTCTACTCCTTCGACGGTGACCATGCACGAGCGCCGGGGCTTTTTAGTCTCCCGGAAAATAACATCAACTGCCGCTGCACTATAGAACTGTTCAGAGGGTAACGCAAGGCCGGTATGCCCCGGTCACCCTCGCTTATAGAAAGTGAGGATTACCCATGAAAAACTACATCGTTTACAAACATACAAGTCCATCCAAAAAAGTTTATATCGGGATTACGTCGAAAAAACCGGAGTACCGATATAACAACGGAAACGGATATAAGGCAAACCCACACTTCACAAATGCAATAAAGAAATACGGATGGGATGCGTTTTCGCATGAAATCATAGCGGAAGGACTAACAAGAGAAGAGGCTTGCGAGAAAGAAAAAGAACAAATCCGAATACACAATTCTACCGATGAAAGATACGGTTACAACCTTTCCCTAGGCGGCGAGTCAGGCCCTAAGTTTACGGAAGAATCGAAAGCTAAGATTTCTGAAAGCCTAAAAAAATACTATATAGAACACCCAGAAGTGATTGACGAGATGCGGGAACGCACCACAGGGCGAAAACACTCAAAAGAAACAAAAGAAAAAATGAGTGAATCGCACAGAAACGGAATAACCGACGAGATGAGGATCAAGATGTCCGAATCAAGGAAGGGGAAACCGTGTCCGCACAAAGGTCATCCGTGTTCACTGGAAACCAGAGTGAAAATATCCGAAAAAAAGGCTGGGAAACATTTTGGGGGTCACGGAAGAAAACCTAAGTCGGTTGTTTGTATGGAGACTGGTGTTGTATATGAAAGCGCAGTAATAGCCGCGAAGGAAGTAGGTACATCTTTTACAAGCATATATCGCTGTTGCAACAAAGAACGAAAAACAGCAAGTGGATATACATGGTGTTATGCCATTGATTATATCAGCGACAAGGAAGCCGCTATATAAATTTTGCACCGGAGAGAAAACTCCACAAACGGACAATAGTGCAGAGTGAACTGCCTCGTTAAACGCAAAGGAGAACTTGATATGCGAATCAACGTAGAAAACATCGAAGGGTTCGAGGAAATGTCTGCGGAAGACAAACTCAATGCTCTGCTTGGGTACGAGTTTGAGACTCCGAAGAGTGACACGGACGAGAAGCTGAAAGCTGCATTGTCCAAAGCCAACTCAGATGCAGCCGAATGGAAAAGAAAATTCCGCGAGACGCAGACCGAGCAGGAGAGACAGGCCGCTGAACTGGCAGATGCACAGAAGCAGATGCAGGAACAGCTTGACGCTTACAAAGCGAAGGAAAGGGTTTCCAGCTACGCAAACAAACTGATGGCGGCGGGAGTAGACGCTGAAACCGCTGACCTGATGGCGAAGTCCCTCCCCGAAGGTGTGACGGACGAATACTTTGCCGCATACAAGTCCTTCATCGAATCAAAAACGAAAGAAATCGAGAGCGCTGCCCTGTCCAGACAACCTGGACTTTCCGTAGGCGCTCCCCCCACATCTCAACAGGCCGAAGTGGAAGAGACAAACAAAATGCGTCAGTACTTCGGACTGGCACCTATCAAATAAAAAAGGAGAATAACAATGGCAACGACTGTTACTGCCCCCGTTACCAACAGCATCGCTCTGGCCAGCAAGTATCTCCCCATTCTGGACGAGATCTACAAGGCTGGCAGCAAGACTTCTATCCTCGACACCGCCAATGAGCGTGTCCGCTGGGAAGGCGCTAAGACCGCATACCTGTTCCACACCGCTCCCGTCGGTCTGGCGAACTATAGCCGCAACGCTGGCTTTGTTCCCGGCGACGTGACCGGCACTTGGGAGCCTTACACCATCGAGCAGGATCGTGGTCGTTCCTTCATGATCGACGTAATGGACAACGACGAGACTCTGGGCATGGCGTTTGGCACGCTGGTCGGCGAGTTTGAGCGCACCCAGGTCATCCCCGAGCTGGACGCTTACCGCTTCGCTAAGTATGCCTCCGGTGCCGCTGCCGCCCAGGTCATCACCGAGACTCTGTCCGCCGGTGCGGCGACTATCGCCTCCATCGACGGTGCTACCGAGGCCCTTGACAACGCCGAGGTTCCCTATGAGGGCCGCATTCTGTTCGTGAACCCCACGACCTACAAACTGATCAAGTCCGGCGTGACCCGCATGGTCATGAATGGCGACAACAACGTGAACTACAACGTTGAGATGTACAACGATATGCGGCTCATCACCGTCCCCACTGGTCGGTTCAACACCGCTGTGACGCTGAACGCTCCCACCGCCTCCAGTGGCGCCGGCGGCTACACCGCGTCCGGTGATGCTATCAACTACATGATCGTTCATCCTTCTGCCATCCTCCAGGTGGTGAAGCACGCTGTTCCCCGTATCTTCAGCCCCGAAGTCAACCAGGAGGCCGATGCGTGGAAGTTTGACTATCGCGTGTATCACGACTGCTTCATCGAGGCTCAGAAGACCAACGGCATCTACGTATCCCACGCCTGACATGGCCATTCGGAGGAACGCTGACGGTAGCATTACCGTGGGAATCATCCCAGAAGAGAAACCGGAGGAGAAGGTAAACAAACCTTCTCCCCCGGAAGTAAAACCGCAGCCCAGGAAACGAGCTGCGAAGTAATCGAAAGGCAAGGTGCTGACCGATGACAGATGAAGAAAAGCTGGAAACTCTGCAGACGCTTCTGGAGGATGGTGGCGCCTTGCCCTCTGAAGACAAACTGACCAAGTATCTCGAACTGTCGGGGAAAGAGATCCTTAACTGGATGTACCACCTCGTAGGGGGCGTACCCGAAGACGTTGAGAGTGTCCCCGCGAAGTATGAAGTGACTCAGATCTACTCTGTTCTGGCTGGATTCACTCATGCCGGCGCCGAGGGTGAGAAAATTCACAACGAAAACGGTGTGTCTCACACGTTTATTTATGCGGATATGCTCGACTACATCCACAACAACGTTCTGGCGTTTGTAAGGGTGGGGGCGATTACATGAGAATCCTTCAGAGGAGTCTCCAGACGTTTTACTACCGCCTCTACAACGACACCACCGAGATCCAGTACGACGAGTACGGCAACGAGATAGGTTACATGGTCGGGTACAGTGACCCTGTCGAGGCCAAGGCCAACATCTCCCATGCTACGGGAACATCCTCTGTGGAACAATTTGGCGACCTTGAGAACTACGACAAGGTCATCGTCACATCCGATATGTCTTGCCCGATTGACGAAACGACTGTGTTGTACATCGACACTGTCCCAACGCTGAACGGTGGTGAGTACAGTCCGTATGACTACATCGTCCGTAGAGTCGCCAGGTCTATCAATTCCATCTCCATTGCGGTTCGGAAGGTGAGCGTTTCGTGAAATACGTTGTCGAACTGAGAGAGAGCGGGTTAACCAATCTCATCAAGTGGACGCAAGCGTACAAGAAGCGCATCGAGCAAAAGACCGACGAACTGGCAAAGCGACTGGCTGAGTTGGGTGCTACATCCGCAAGTCTTGGATTCGCCCGTGCCTTGTACGACGGGAACAACGACTTTGAGATAACCATCGAGCATCAGGGCAACGGACACTACGTTGTGAAAGCAAGCGGAGAGTCCGTCCTGTTCGTGGAGTTCGGCGCTGGCGTGACGATGGGCAACGGACACCCCGAAGCGGCAGACAATGGCATGGGGCCGGGGACATATCCCGGACAGACTCATGCAAACGACCCGAACGGATGGTGGTACAGAGATGAGGATAAGTACGCACACCATTCCTACGGCAACCCACCGAATATGCCGATGTACAACGCCGTGAAGAATATCGAGCAGGAACTTCAAAGAATAGCCGAGGAGGTATTCAAGTGAACAACGTTTTCCTTCCTCTGTATACGGAGATAGCGGGAGAGTTGAGAACTGCATACCCCGGCATCTTTGTAACGCAGGAGTGGGTAGACATCCCCGCACAATTCCCCTGTGTTTCCTTCATGGAGGCAGACAACTACGTCGATAGAACCATGATGGACAACACCCTCAAAGAAAACGGTACATACATTACGCTGACCGTGACAGTTTTTTCCAATAAGCAGAACGGAAAGCGGTTTGAGTGTATCGAGAAAATCAGCTTCATAGATGACCTTCTCAGAGTGAAGAACGCTACCCGCATCGGACGGGCAGAGTCATACAGAGATTCGGAGAAGAAAATCTACATGATGACGGCAAGATACCGTTTGCGCTGTTCCGAGAACGCTGACGGTTCCTACACATTCTACACATAAGAAAGGAAGTCAAAGAAATGGCTGCAATGAACACCTACATGACCTTCCTGATGCTGGGTACTGGCACTGGCACTATCACCTATGCCGACCTTGTTCCCATCAAGGACTATCCCGACTTCATGAATGAGGTCAATACCATCGACGTGACCAACCTCCAGCAGAAGATGCACACCTACATTCTTGGTCTTCTGGACACTGGCGGCGACATGGTCTTCACCGCGAACTATGATGCTACCGACTACCAGACCGTCAAGGCTCTGGACGATGGCGAGGACAAGAACCTTGCTATCTGGTTCGGGGGCACCGAGTCCGGCGGCGTTGTCACCCCCGACGGCTCTGACGGAAAGTGGTCTTTCACTGGTCGCGTGACCGTGGGCATCGTGGGCAAGGGCGCTGATGACGCTCGTGAGATGCAGATCCACGTTGTCCCCTCTTCCGATATGACGTTCTCTGTCACCTAAATTCTGAAACAAAGGTAGGGTATGAGCATGAAACCGATTCGATTTGAACACGACGGTAAGAAGTACACACTGAACTACACTCTGGACACTGCGGCCTCCGCTAATGCGGATGGTTTCATTCTGGAGGAACTCAGTTCCAAACCCGCACAGATGATCCCCAAGCTGGTTTACTGGAGTTTCGTGAACGCCCACAAGGGCATCTCCAGAAAAAAGGTGGAGGCCATCTATGCGGAGATGAAAAACAAGACGGATCTCATCAACGCTCTTACTGAGCGTTATGTCGAAGCGGTGGAAGCTCTGCTCGACCGGGATGATGGTAAGGATTCGGGAAACGTGGAGTGGACGGTGGACTAAACGACAGTCCAACGTCCGGGAATGGGCTGGTAGGCGGCAACGCCGCCAGCCCTTTGTCGTTACGTCAAATCTTTGAAAAGGCTTGTCCTCTCTACATGAGTTATGGAATGACCCGTGACGAGTTCTGGTACGGCGACACTTCTGCTCACAGGGACTACCGCGAGGCTCATAAACTCAAAGTCGCAGAGGAAAACACTCTTCGATGGTTGCAGGGCAGATACGTCTATGACGCTATCGGTGCTATGGTTCCCGTCTTGAGGGCGTTTTCCAAAGCAACGAAACCGGGGAAATACCCGGAAGAACCTTACGATCTGTTTGAGGAGCAGAGGAAAGCCAGAGAACTTGAGGAACAGCGGAAACGCTACGAGCATATCAAAGAGAAAGTCTCTGCGTTTGCAGAGGCGTACAACAAAGCAAGAAAGGAGGTAGGCGAAAATGCCTGATGCATCTATCAAAGGCATTGATCTTGAGATAAAAGCTTCTGCAAAGGGAGCATCTGCGGAAATAGACCGTTTGACCGGGAAACTGAACAAACTCAATTCCGCAATGGGCGGGACAGGTGCGGTCAAAGAGTTCTCAAAGTCTATGAGCGAACTTGGAAAAGCAAAGTCCACGAGCGGTGCTCTTTCAACGTTCCAGAAAACCCTTGCAAACGTCAAGTCTTTCAAGGCTTTTACGGCAAGGATAAAAGAGTCCACTGGCGCTCTTTCCAAACTTGGCGCGGCATTTAAGCGAATCGTCTTCTATCGGTTCATCCGGTCTGTCATCCGAGAAATCGGAGATGCGTTCAAGTATGGCGTAAACAACTTGTACGCATGGAGTCAAGCAGCTGATGGTCGGTTTGCGGCAAGCATGGACACAATCTCAACTGCCTTTGCATACTTCAAAAACAGCATCGGTGCAGCTGTCGCTCCTCTCATAAACGCACTTGCTCCCGCCATTGACTACGTCATCGACAAAGCGGTTGCATTGCTGAACGTCATCAATCAGCTTTTCGCCAGACTGACAGGCGCTACCTACTGGACTAAGGCAATCAAACAGGCTAACGCATACGGTGATGCGGCTAGTTCCGCTGGCGGTGCGGCGAAAGAGGCACTTCGTTACCTCGCCCCGTTCGATGAGTTGAATGTTCTCCCCTCCGACAACGGAGGCGGGGGCGGTGGAGGAGGCGGCGGTTCCTCCGGTGGTGGACTGTTTGAGATCCAGCAGGACTTCTCTGAGTCGATTTCCAACTTCGCTGACATGGTAAAAGCCGCATGGAACAGCGGAGATTGGGAAGAGGTCGGTAGATTCCTTGGCGGGAAAGTGAACGACCTTATCAACAATCTGCCTTGGGCCACGATGGGCGCGAATGTTGGCAAGTTCATCAACGCCCTGTTCGGTACGACCTACTGGACGCTTGAAGAAATCAACTTCACGAACCTTGGTAGCAAGATTGCGGAGTTCGTGAACAACGCACTGGAAAACATCAACTTTGATGTGGCTGGGCGTTTGTCCGTAAGAAGTCTTACTGCTGTACTTGACACGATCATTGGATTTCTTGAAGGACTTGATTGGGGGCTTGTTGCAAGTTCCGTCAGCGATTTCATTGTTGGTGCGTTCAACGAGTTCAATGACTGGCTGGATGATACAGACTGGACACAATTTGGCAACTCTCTGTATCAGGGAATAAAGGACGCAATCACAAATATAAAATGGAATGAAATAGCGCAATCGTTCGCAAAAATGGTAGCGAAGTTCCTTGTTGCCACGGCAGAAATCGGCGTTGGATTTGCGAAAGGTGCCTGGGACGACCTTAAAACAGAGTGGAACAATCGCCTTGCAGAATATGACGGGAACGTTATCAGAGCTGCTTTAAGCATTGAGCTTGATATTGCGTCCGGGTTCGGTTCGATAAACGATTGGATTTACACGAACATCAAACAACCTCTTTGGGAGGCGCTTGCAGAGGGCTTTGGAGTTGATACAAGCAGCATTGCGAATGGAGTGGTAGAGGACTTCATTCAGAACTTTGGCGACACTTTTGCGAAGCAAATCCCCGTTATAGGGAACCTTATCCAAGTATCTGAAATCTTCTCTGGGATAAGGGAAAAAGTGAACGGCGGCATCGAACCCATCAAAGCAATTTTTGATGATTGGATGGAATACCTTCGCGGTCTTTGGTCTGACGTGCAGCAAATTGGCGTTGATATCCAGAACTTCATTGCCGGACTCTGGAACAGCATCGTTGACAGCATCTCCACCACAAAAGTGGGCGAAACGCTTACGGCGGTTTTCAATATTGATTGGGATAACCTCAAAATAGACCCTATCACTATTGAGGCCACAGCGGACATCACTGACACGCACCAGAGCGGAAAGTTTGATGTAGACTCTAACGCCAACATGACATCTTGGAATCCAGCTTTCGGGCAAAACACTCCGTGGGCTTACACGAGCGCATATTTTAACTGGTGGGATAAGGGCGATAACGGAATGGCTGGAAGAAACAAATTCGGCACTCCGTGGGCTTACACGAGCGCATATTTTAACTGGTGGGATAAGGGCGATAACGGAATGGCTGGAAGAAACAAATTCGGCACTCCGTGGGCTTACACAGATGCTTACTTTAACTGGTGGGATAAAGGTAAAAACGGATTTTCTTACAAGAACGGACTAGGGAAGCCTTGGGCTTATACGGACGCATATTTTAACTGGTGGGATAAGGGCGATAACGGAATGGCTGGAAGAAACAAATTCGGCACTCCGTGGGCTTACACAGATGCATACTTCAAGTGGTGGTATAACTGGCTTAGTTCTCCGTGGTCCTATGCGAGTGCATACTTTAATTGGTATGAGGGTTCAAGTACCGGCATTCAAGGGAAAAACGGTTTTGGCACACCGTGGTCATATGCACAGGCATATTTCAGCGATTACAACTCGGGGACCCTCCAAAGCTACTACAATCCGTGGGCGTGGGCATACGGCTATGTCTACTTCAATGCATACAAGACAGCGAACCAAGGGTATGTTCAGTTGGCGACTGGCGGTGCGTTCTACGGTGGCTCGTGGCACGATATTCCGCAGTACGCAGGAGGCACGACAAACGCACATGGTTCCCTGTTCGTAGCTGGCGAGGCTGGCCCCGAAGTGGTCGGTCACATCGGAGGCCGAACCGAAGTCCTCAACCAGAGTCAACTTGCATCCACCATGTACGCAGCCGTCAAGAACGCAATGTCTGGCATCAGGTTCAAGGTCAGCGGAGAAGCGCAGACGTATGATGCGACACCCAACAACGAAGACAACATGGTTCGGGCAATCATCACAGCACTCCAGACGCTTGGACTAACCGGAGATGCGCTTGACAACATCGAAGCGCACATCTCCTCGCAGGAAGTGTACGACTCCGTTAGGGAATCCAACAGACGCAACACTCGCATGACGGGTGTCAACGCATTCGCATAAGGGGGCGAAGATATGGCAATCAACACACTTGATACTCATGGATGGTGGATGGTGGGGGACACGCCTATCTACGTCCCCTCTATGGAAACAAAGATCACCACGAGCAACGTCACAGGAAGTTCTACGGGACGTGACGAGACAGGGTATATGCACATCGACTGGCTCCGCAGGATCGTCTACAAAGTATTCCTTGTGTATCGCGGCATGACCTCCGCAGAGTTGGCGTATATGCAGAACTTAATCGTGGGGAAGGAATTTACATTTACCTTCCCCTATGGGGGGACACTCCATACAATCAACGCCTACTGCGGAGAAAGTGATGTGACGATGTACAGCTACTCCTCCGGGGACGAGGTCTACACAGACGTTTCGATGAAC